GCACCGGCCCGCTCGACTCGTTCGTCAAGGTCCGCGAGGGCTTCATCCGTCTCCCGAACAACGGCAAGATCGAGCCCGTCAGCGCTGCAGCGCGCTCCAAGCTGGGCAACCCGATCAACGCCGCGCTCGGGGACGAGTCGGGGCTCTACACCGCGACCAACAAGCTCCTGGCGACGTGGCAGACGATGCGGCGTGGCCTGGCCGGCATGGGTGGCCGGTCGCTCGAGATCACGAACCCGTGGGATCCGATGGAGTCGTCGGCCGCTCAGCAGGCGTTCGAGTCCCGGCGTCCTGACATCTTCCGCCACCACCGCAAGCCGCCGGCGAACCTGTCGTACGGCAACGCGCGCGAGCGTCACAAGATCCACGTCTACGTCTACGCCGACGCCCCCTGGGTGCAGGTCGACGACGTCGATGCGGAGGCCGCAGAGCTCGTCGAGACCGACCCGACGCAGGCTGAGCGCTTCTTCGGCAACCGGCTCGTCCAGGGCCTCGGCGCGTTCCTGACCGAGGCGCTCTGGAAGTCGACCACCGACCCGCGCGAGGTTGAGCGCGACGAGCCCGTCTCGGTCGGCTTCGACGGCTCGTCGTCGCAGGACTGGACGGCGCTGCGGGTCGAGACTCGCGACGGCTACCGCTTCACGCCGACGTACGGCCCCGACGATCGCCCGACGTTCTGGAACCCCGCTCAGTGGGGTGGCCGGATCCCGCGCGAGGAGGTCAAGGCCGCGGTCGACGAGCTGTTCGAGCGCTACAACGTGGCCCGCATGTACGTGGACCCGCGCCACTGGGAGACCCAAGCCGACGCCTGGGCCGCCGAACATGGCGAGGACCGCGTGATCATGTGGCCGACCAACAAGGTCGAGCGAATGCACGGCGCCCTGGTCCGCTTCCTCGAGGACACCGCTGAGGGGCTGACGTCGCACGACGGCGACGAGACGGCGACGCTGCACGCGCTCGCCGCACGGAAGCTCGCCAAGCCGGGCGACCGCTTCATCCTCGGCAAGCCGTCCGAGAACCAGAAAATCGACATCCTCATGGCCGACGTGCTTGCGCACGAGGCCGCCGCTGACCAGCGCGCGGCCGGATGGGTCACCGAAAAGACACCGAGCCGCGTAGTCATCTTCCGTTAGGGGGACGCCTCATGCCACTGTCCTCCGACGAGCTTGCAACCTTCGATCGCCTGTCGACCGAGCTGGGCGCCGGCCAGCACATCTTCGACCTCGCGGACGCCTACTACGACGGCGTACAGCGCCTCGAGCAGCTGGGCATGGCGATCCCGCCGGAGCTCCAGCGCTTCACGGTCATCGTCAACTGGCCGCGCATCGCCGTGGACGCCGTCGAGGAGCGTCTCGACGTCAAGGGCTTCCGCGTGCCGGACCAGCCGACAGCCGACGCCGACCTGTGGCGCGTGTGGCAGGCGAACCGGATGGATGAGCAGTTCGGGCTCGCCCAGCTGGACTTCCTCGTCTACGGACGCACGTATGTCGCGGTCGGAGCGAACGCTGACGACTCGGGCACGCCTGTCCTGACTGTGGAGTCGCCGCGGCACATGATCACCGAGCGCAGCCCGCTCGGCAGGGTCACAGCGGCGCTGCGCAAGTACGGCGAGGTCAACGGCGTCGCGACGAGGGCGACCCTCTACCTGCCGAACGAGACGATCTTTCTCAACGGGAACGGCTCGCAGTGGGACGAGATCGAGCGCGACGTGCATGGGCTCGGTGTGGTCCCCGTGGTGCCGATCTTCAACCGTCGGCGCACGACGATCCCCTCGCACCGGACGCTCCAGGGCGTCTCGGAGATGGAGGACGTCATCTCCGTCACAGACTCGGCCGCCCGGTCGCTCACGAATGCCCAGGTCGCGCAGGAGACGCACGCTGTCCCCGCGCGCGGCGTCCTCGGTGCCACCAAGGGCGATTTCGTCGACCAGGACGGCAACCCCCTCCCGCAGTGGGAGGCGTACTTCGGCTCGGTGTGGGCCTTGGAGAACCCGGACGCCAAGACGTTCCAGTTCGACTCCTCGGACATGCAGAACTTCGAGCGCATGGTCGAGCTGTACGCCCGTCAGGCGTCCGCGCTCGCCGGCGCCCCCGCTTCCTACTTCGGCCTCGCCGCCGACGACGCTGCCTCTGCTGACGCGATCCGTTCGCGTGAGACGCGCCTGGTCCGTCGGGCCGAGCGCAAGCAGATCGGCCTCGGCAACGGCGCCGAGGACGTCATGCGCATCTCGGAGCGGATCCGCACCGGCTCGTGGTCGAAGAAGCTCGTCGGCCTCGAGACCCTCTGGTACGACGCGGCCACCCCGACCGTCGCGCAGCGCGCGGACGCGGTCGTGAAGATGTACACCGCGACCGACCCGAGCGGCCTCCCGCTGCTGCCCGCAGAGATGGCCTACGAGGATCTCGGCTGGTCGCCGGCACGCATCGAGCGCGCACTCAAGCTCCGCGAGAAGGAGCGCGTGCGCGATCCGTACCTCGAGGCCCAGGCCGGGAAGCTGAACGATGACAGCCCAGACGCTCCCGAGCAGCGCTGAGGCGTACGACCGTCGTCAGCGCCGGGAGATCGTCGCTGCCCTCGCTGCCCTGCGGCGTCAGTGGCGACGGATGGGCCCCGACTTCGACACCTCCTGGTCGATCGTCTCTCCCACGCTCCTCGCGATCGTCACGACGGCGCAACGCCGCCTGGTCGCCGAGGTCGAGCCGTACATGGAGGCAGTGCTCGAGGAGACCGCGCAACGAGCCGCGATCACCCCGTACGCCGCAGCCACCACGGCCCCGCTGATCAACGTCGCAGGTGACGGTCGCGAGTTGGACACGCTGCTCTACGGCGCCGTCACCCACGCCAAGACCAGGATCGACGCGGGCGCCACCGTACGCCAGGCGCTGCACGGCAAGGGCGGCGCCGGCCAGTGGCTCACCCTGGCCTCTGGTACCGCGCTGTCGGACACATCGCGGCAGGCTGAGGCGCTGCACATCGGCGTACGGCCCGTCGGTGGCTACGTGCGGATGCTCGAGCCCCCGTCGTGCTCTCGCTGCGTCGTGATGGCCGGTCAGTGGTACCGCAAGAACACCGGCTTTCCTCGCCACCCTGGCTGCGACTGCCGCCACATCCCCGCCAGCGAGTCGGTCGGCGGCGACTTCCGAGTCAACGCCACGGACTACTTCGACTCCCTCGACGAGGCCGAGCAGGACCGCGTGTTCACGAAGGCCGGCGCCGAGGCGATCCGTGCCGGCGCTGACCCCGCGAAGGTCGTCAACGCTCGCCGCGGGATGACCAAGAGCCAGTCCGGCCGCCTCATCCGAGACGAGTCCGGGCTCTACCGCACGACCGAGGGCCTGGGCCGTGGCCGCCGACGACGCAGCCGCCCGCCCCGCCTCATGCCCGAGTCCATCGCCCAGGTGGCGAAGGACCGCGACGACTACCTGAGATTGCTGAGGGCAAATGGGTACTTGCTTGCTTGACGGATGCGAGTCCCCGATTAAGACCATGCGGGTCTGCAACGCCCACTACCTCCGCGCAAAGCGCGGAGCTTGCCTCGACGAACTACTCGCGTCCCTCCCGCCGCGCTTCTGCGAGCAGTGCGGCGAAGCGCTGCCGCTACGGGCGAGGTCCACACAGCGGTACTGCAACAAGGCCTGTGCGAATTCGGCGCAGTGGGCGAACTGCGATCGCCAGGAGCGCTCGGAGTCTGCCCGAGCATGGCGAGAGTCGACCCGTGCTGACCGGCTTGATGCCGCTCGTGCATCGCGAGCCGGCCGCAGTTGCGAGGAGTGCGGGACTTCGCTGTCGCCGGATTCGTGGCGACGAAAGCGATTCTGCTCGCGCCGGTGCGTGAACCAGAAGGGGATGCGTGAGCAAAGCGAGCAGCGGCGGTTGGCAAATCGACGAAGGCGCGCCCGACTCCGCTCTGCTTCAGGCGAGATCAGTCAGCGGGACTGGCGGCGAGTGGTCCACATCTACCGCGAGCGCTGCGCGTACTGCGAGTCGCCAGCCCCGCTGACGATGGATCACGTCATCCCGCTGTCTCGTGGCGGCACGCACTCGATCGGGAACATCGTCCCAGCATGTCGCTCGTGCAACGCATCTAAGAAGCACCTGCTGCTGGCTGACTGGCGCCGCCGGATCCTCCCAGGCCGACCCGCCCGCAGCGGCGCAACCCTCTGAACCCCCGCCCGCGCAACGCGAGCGACCACCTCTCGCAAGGAGAGACCATGTCCGACACCGACACGCCTGACCTCGTCGCAGCGCTCGACGCTACCGACCCCACCCTCAACGCTGACGACGCCTCTCCGGCGGCCGACGCAGCGCCAGCCGACGACCCCGAGGTCGACGCGCCGGTCGAGGGCGAGGACGAGCTGGGAGACGCCGGCAAGAAGGCGCTCGACCGCATGAAGGAGCGCCTCAAGAGCGAGCGTGCCCGCCGTGTCGCCGCCGAGCAGAAGCTGAACGAGTCCGCCCCCGCCGACGACCCCGAGCGCGTCCTGCGTGACGCCGAGGCAGCCGCGATGGCGAAGGCGAACACCCGCATCCTGTCCGCCGAGGTTCGCGCCGCGGCGGCCGGGAAGCTGTCGGACCCCTCCGACGCACTGACTTTCATCGATCTGTCGCAGTTCGACGTCGATGACGACGGCTCTGTGGACGAGACGGAGATCGCAGACGCGATCGCCGACCTCCTCCGCAAGAAGCCGTACCTGGCCGCGCAAGGCGGTCCCTCTACCCCGAAGCCTGACCCCTCGCAAGGAGAGGGCAGCAGGGGGACCGCATCGACCGCTGAGCGCTTCGCATCACAGCTCAACGGTCTCCTCTAACCCGCCCACTTCGGGCACCACGAAAGGAGATCCCTCATGGCCGGGATCGACGTCAATCGCTCAACCTCCGGTGTCCGCCTGGACCCCGCCGTCTCCGCCGAGATCTGGTCGGCCGCCGAGTACAACTCCGCGGCGATGCAGCTCGCAACCCAGATCCCGCTCCCGGGTCCGGGCGTCACTGTCGACATCATCACCGGTGAGCCCGAGGCCGAGTGGGTCGCTGAGACCGACCTCAAGCCGGTCGATCGCCCGACCCTCGGGTCGAAGCTGATGACGCCCTACACGCTGGCTGTCATCGTGCCCTTCTCGAACCAGTTCCGTCGCGACAAGGCGGGCCTGTACCGCGAGCTCGTCCGCAAGCTCCCGCAGGCGCTGGCGAAGAAGTTCGACCAGACCGTCTTCGGCTCCGTCGCGGCGCCGGGCTCGAACTTCGACAAGCTGTCGGGTGCCGCCGCTGTCGGCATCGCCGGCAAGACCTACCAGGGCCTCGTCGCGGCCGACCAGTCCGTCGCCACCGGTGGCGGCGAGCTGAATGGCTGGGCGATCAGCCCGCAGGGCCGCGGCCTGCTCCTGGGTGCCGTGGACGGCTTCGGCCGCCCGCTGTTCCTGTCGAACCCGAACACCGAGGGTTCGGTCGCGAGCCTGCTCGGTCAGCCCGTCTACGCGAGCAAGGGCGTCTACGTCGCCGGCTCGCCGAACCAGCTCGGCTTCGCCGGCGACTGGGACTCGGCGGCATGGGGCTCGGTCGAGGGCGTGTCCATCAGCATCTCGGACCAGGCGTCGCTCACCGACGGCACGGTCGAGGTCGGCGAAGGGGTCACCATCCCCAACGTCATCAACCTGTGGCAGCGCAACATGTTCGCTGTCCGGGCCGAGATCGAGGTCGGCTTCCGCGTCCGCGACATCGCGCACTTCGTCAAGCTGACCAGCACGCAGCAGACCTGATGGCGGCCCTGACTCCGCCGTACCTCGACGGGGCAACGGTCGACGTGCCAGATGAGCTCGTCGACCGCTACGTCGAGGCGGGATGGCAGAAGGTCAAGGCTCCGGCCAAGCGGTCGGAGTCCAAGCAGTCCAAGTCCGAGAAGTGACAGGGAGGAGCGGCCGTGACGTACGCACAGGCGACAGACGTCGAGGTACGACT